CACTGAGGCATCCTATGGTGAAGGGGATCATCTTGGGAAGTCCTTACGGAATCGTCCCTCCTGCTTTCCAGCGGCACGAAGGAGATTGCGACCCTGCGCCGGGGGGCTTCACTGGCAAGCGCATTGCAGCGCCGTCGCCCCCTCATGACCTCCTACGTGTGCACGCCGGTCTGTTCGCAGCGTTCCTACGTTATGCCCTGATAGGCCGTAGCGCTGGTCCCATAGGGGGACTGATGCACCTCACGGCGGGAAGATTTTACTAGGAGGGGGATTGCCTGCGATGGGCGACACGGCTATATAAGTCTGGCCGGTGCAAATCGCGGTTCGCTTCTAGTACAAGCCTACCGCACAGACCCTCGAAGTTTCCAGCTTCGGGGGTTTTTTCGTTTCGGTGTGCACTAAGCCCTGATTTGCTGAGTCGCGTCAAGGAGGCTAGTTGCTCAGCCCACAGAAGCCCGTAGGCTCGATCTTCTCGGCTCCGTGATGTTCTCTCCACGAAATGTCTTCCGGCCCCGTGTTGTCGCCCCAGCGCCATAGAGCGCAGCCTGAGGCGAGGCACTTGCATCCATCACGGGGCTCGCCGTTGTCGTGCCGGTTCGGATTAGCGCCCGAGCTGGCCCACTCGCGGGCATGAGGACACCACTTGGTCTTGGCGACCTGCTCAGTCATCTTCATGGGGCATCCCCCATGGCCTCAGCGATTTCCTTCTCGGGAGCGGACAGATTGGCGTAGAAGGCCTCCATCTCGGCCTGCTCCATGGCGAACGCGTAGCCCAGCCCATAGACAGCACCCGCTCCCACAAGCGGCCAGAAGATGGCCCACGTCCACCAAGGCAGGTGAGCGACAAGCCAGCCTATACAAGCCCCGGCGACACCGAACAGGGCGAAGGCACCAAGGACACCCACGATGACCAAGAGCACCCAGCCAACTAGCTGGATGCCCGCTTTATGATACTCATAGTTCATCGGCTCTGTGGCCTCGCTGCTTGGGCCCGGTCTGGGCCGTGTCGATCTTGGACACCGGGACGCCCCACGGCATCCCATGCATCACCTTCAAGCTCCCTAAGGAGTTCATCTCTGCGCTCCTGCTGGGCCCTCATGCTCACCGTCTGGGGATCGACCCCAAGCTCAGCAGCGAATTGGCTCAGCAGACCGGCCACGCTTTCCAGACGGTCCTCATGCGTGAGGCTGTCCTTCTCGCGGGTCATGTGGGTGAACTGATAGAACACCGAATAGCGTGTCCTGCCGTCTTCCCCATCCATGAGCTGCACACTGTCATAGTCATACTGGATGACCTTCGTGTTCACCACCAAGCGGTGGCTCTGCACGGCAGGCTCCAAGACGGCCAGCATGCGTAGCTCCTTGCGCATATTGGAGGACTTCACCTCCTCCAGCCGGGTGCCCTGTATCTCAGGAGCGGCTAGGCCAGCCTCCTTGCGGCGCTTCAGCTCTGCCTCCCATGCCGCGATAATCACGGGCCTCAGGAGGGCAGTCATCATGCCATCCCCGAAGTTGTCTTCGAGGTACAGAACACCCAGCTCCCACATCACGCAGCGCTTGGCGATGGCGTCTAGGGTCTCCTTGCCATAGCCATCCTTGGACGCAAACAGGTCCAGCAGGAAGACACGGCCATAGAGCCCCCCGCCAACTGCCATGCTGGTCTCGTCATCCCCACGGCCAGAGCCATCGAGATAGCCGATCTTGCGCTCATACTTGGCGTAGGTCCTACCCACATGAACAGGCTCATGGAAGAAGTCACCATCAAGCCCCACCACAGGCAGGTCCTTGTCGATGTTACCCTTCCCCCATACCAGCTCCTCAGGGGCCCTATCAGGGTCCAGAGGTAGGCAGAGGAGGTCACGTAGCTTCAGCGGGTACTTGTCAATGAGGGACCCGGCAAGGTCCAGCATGAACTGCAACAGGAACTCGGAGTTACCCATCGCCGCACGGCGCTTCTCAAGGTCGCTATCAGGGAACCGCATGGGCATCGTTGAGTGACCCACACAGGAGGGCCCCAGCTTGCGCAGCTCGGATAGCACGTAGGGAGCCAAGAGGTTCCCATACTTCTTGATCTGATTGGCATCCGGGAACTTGGCAGGCCAGATGCGGGCCTCGTAGACAGGGCGCTTCGCGTCATCGCGGAGACCCAACAGGTACATGTAGAGGCTGTCCACATCGTGGGGCGTACCGAGGTACTTGATGACCCCACCCGGTACCAGCACGGACTCAAACTCCTTGACCCCATCACGCAGCTTCTCGCGGAGCACGGTGGTGAGCGAGTTGGTCTGGGTCTCCACGTCATCCGGGATGATGCAGGTACCACGGAAACCGACAAGCTGGCCCCCAATGCCGAATGGCGTGAAGGAAGCCGACTGAGCCGGGATGCAGTTGCCCACGTCCCATGCGGTGGCCGACTGGCGTGTCTTCGAGCTGGGCCGCATGTGCGCCAGCAGGTCCATTGTCTGGATGAGGTTGAAACACCACGTGGACGTAGCGATCGCTCTTTTCAGCGAGCCCGACACCACCATGATCTTCTCATCAGGGTCACAGTAGAGCCGCCACAGAGCATAGGCCCCGGTGATCCAACTCTTTGAAAACCCACGGAAAGCCATGATGATGGCGCGATCTGGGCCGTGCTGGAGCCAATAAGCCAGGTCGAGCTGGATCGGATTGGGATCGTTGCCCAGAATGTGACGCCAGATGAGCGTCAAGAAGACCCTGAAGTCCGCCCTGATGCGCTCGTCGAGGGAGGCACCGGGCATAACCTGCATCGCTGGAGCCATGGTGGGCCGAGGAGCGAGGTTTGCGATCTGCGCGGCAGAGAGTTCCCCTGCCTGCTTCCGTGCCTCTGTGAGCGCTTCCTCGGCGGATTTAATCAGGCGGCGATCCTGCTGGTAGCTGAGCGGATCAATCAGCTTTGCCATGGAACGCCTCGAATGCCTTGATGAAGTCCTTGACCTCCTTGATGTGCACCTCGATGGCCTCCACGGGCCGATAAGCACAGACGTTCAGGGCGTGGCTGAGCTTACCCTCAAGCATGATGCGGGCCCGGTTGTAGGGCTCCTCAAGCAGGGACCGCTCAGCCGCCTCCTTGGTGGCATGGAGCTTGTCGTTGAAACCCTTGTACGCGATGACGGTATCAACCATCTAACCAAACCACCACGTTGCATGGATAGTGTAGCTCCCCGCTGCCGTCGCGGATCATGATGGGGGCCACGGACTTGACCGTGCGCTTATACAGACCGTCAAAGCTGCTGGCCACCAAGATGGTAGCCCCTACGTTGATGATCCTGCCAAACTTGTCGTAGTGCGTGGGGATTTCTTTGGCCATCAGTCCTTCTCCTTCACGTAAATCTGTCCGTATATCTGGACGCTATCCTTGAACTCTTGCAGGGCTTCCTCAGCACGCTCCATGGTGCTGGCCCATATCTGGAAGGTGCGGAGCTTCCCGAACATCCGGTACTCAGCACCAAACAGGAAGGCAGTCTCCCCGGACTTGGGGTCATACTTCACGCAGTCCTTGTCGGGGATATCGTCCAACAGCATCTTCTTGATGCGTGGGTCCATCTGGGTATGCTCCTAGTTTTCATTAGGTGAGAACAGGGACGCTCCGTTCACTAGGGCTATGCTTACGTCTGCACGCCTTGGGGGTCTGCGTATGATTGGTAGGTGGCCAGCCTTTGCCCGGCTAGGGGAGCCCGGAGGCACCACCCTGTTCTCACCTAATGGCCCCACTCAAGGGGCCACCGGGTAGCTTACTGCATGTAGTCTGGCGTATCGAAGGACGGGAGGTCCAACGGGGCCTTCGCTTCACGCTGAGCACGATGCTCTGCCGCCTGCACAGTCTCCGGGGGGATGCCGAGCGTGAGCCCGTTGTCCTTCAAGACGTTGCGCAGGATGGCAAGCTCTTGGTGGCTGGCGCTGCCACTACGGCACTTGACCACCAGCTCGATGAAGAGAGCCTTCTGGCCCTCCAGTAGGATTTCCTGAACGGTCTTCCCTTCCAGCTCGGCATAGTGCTCCGAGAGGTCAGGGCCACCATCCAGCTGGTCATCGGCCATCAGTAAGGGATGACCGTATCGGTGTTTGCCGCCGCAATCGCAAGGGCAGCGAACAGGGAGCCAGCCGTAGCGAAGCCCGCCGTGCGGACCTCGATGCGGTCGCCCTTGAGAACTGCGCGGGTCTGCGTCTTGGGTGTCGGAGTGCCGAGCGCACGGGTCCCCTTGGTGGCCGCGTTGGCGACCGTGATGGAGAGACCGGCGACCTGCACGCCATTGATCCAGACCGTGATGGTGCCGCCCGTAGTTACTGCACCCTGCACAGCCGTGCGGAGTTCCGAGACGAAACCATCAGCCGGGGCAACCAGCTCGAAGCCGGTGTTGGCGATGAGGGTAGCCTGATCCATCTGGAGGTCCAGAACGGTATCGATATTGCCTGCCTTGAGAGACATGGGTAGTCCTTTCCTTGGTGGGGGATGTTACTTGGAGAAGTATGACAGCAGGGCCATCCCGAAGGCTGCTGCTGGCCATATGGCTTGGTAGATAAACTTGGTGCTGTCCACAGAGCTTGCCCGCCCCGCCTCAGCCTTTTCGAGCATGCGGAGCCGCGTCTCGTGGTCGATGTAGAGGTCGTGCTCGTCATCCACCTTTTCGGCAAGATGCTTGACCCCGAGCTTGACCTCTTGGATGCCAAGGTTGATGGCCTCCACGGTCTCGTAGGTCAGGATGGCATTCGACTTGCCCTTGCGTGGGGCCTCGACCTCCTCGGTCACTTGTAGTTCTCCTGCACGAAGAGCCACAGTTGGTCTAGGCCGTCCGCGTCATAGCCCTTGAGGGTAGCCAACTGGATAACCATCGGGTCATCACGCAGGTACGTCTTGCGCCCCTCAATGGCCAACTCCACGTAATACCGCTCATCGGGGTCCGTGATGGCATCCAAGATATCGGACTTCTTGAGCTGGAGGAGGTCCCATGCCGCTGTCCAGAAGGGAACCGGCTCGATGGGTTTGAAGGGGGATGGCTCGGGGATGTGACTGAGGCCAAGGCGCTCGGCCTCTTCCTCGGGGGTTTCATCACGCTCTACGCCGTTAATAGTTATTCTAGCGGCCATTAGCCTTTGATTCCTTCCAGTACCCAATGCCCGCTCATAGGGCCACCGCAAGTAATGCGCAGTGCATTTCGCGAGGCCCCAGTACCGAGCCATCCGCCAAAATTGTGTGCATAGAGTAGATTTGCAGTATTGCGAATTGCGCCACAACCGTTAAAGCGTGCCTGTCTCGCCTTATTAAAGTTGTGTATGCGTAGTTCACAGGACAAGCCCGCGCCGTTAGTGATCGCCTCTACGGCGTTACTTAGCCCCAAAGAAAGAACGGACGCCACAGCATTTACCTGAGACACACCTCCAGTAGTAGAGTATGTGCTCTGTGAGACATAGTCCGAAGCTCCTGCGTTCCATGTAGCCCCATTGTCGGTGCTAACCTGTAAGTTAATGCCGAATGAGCCTGCGTCTGGATTACCCTCAAAGGTTAGCCGGAGTATCTTGTACTGCGACAAATCCGTCTTAACTAAGCTGACTTGTGCAGTGAACTGGGCATCTACTAGCGTCTCCCACTTGCGAGCCGTGATGGCCGACTGCATAGCCAGCATGTCAGCCGTGAGCTGAGCCAAGTTGATGGTCCCTGTGTCCACCGGAGCCGCGTAGGCCTTGATGAAGTAGGTGACCGTGAAGTTGATCGGGTGGGTGTTGGTGTCTGTGCGGGTAACAAGCCCACTGTCGAACGATATGTTCCTTGAGGAGCCGTTCGAATCCGCTGGGCGATTACCTGCTATATCTGAAAGCGCGAACGGGCCGGTCGCCCCTTGAGGATAGTCCAATCTTGAGCTTATGGAGCCCGTAATGCGCTGCATGGCGTCAAGCTGCACGCTACCAAACGTACGTCCAGGGTCATTCGTGCCGCCTGCCTTCCAGCCTCGCTTGAAGCCGCCGTCGATGTTGGCAGGCATCACGGGGTCCCCGTTGCCATTCACTGCCCATCCATTGGCCAAGCCGAACGCCCGCAACTCGGGATACGTGGAGGTTACCGCATAGCCCGAGATGAACGGAATGTAGCCGGGAGGGGTAGTGGCCCCGGTGCCATACATGTCGATGACCGTGCCCACCGGGACGCCACCATTGAGGTACGCCTGATTGGCCCAATACTTCGCGGAGTAGTCCGTGCCGTCCACGAGGCCAGACATCTTGACAGCCCAGTCCTGTGCATTAGTCGCCCATGTGCCCGCCGTGGTGGCCGAGCCACTGGCATTTGTGGCGAAACCAGCGGCAGCATCACGGTAGCCCAGCGCCGCATCACGTGCACCAACTGCGATGGCAGCGTTAGCCGCCGCGTTCGCTATGTCAATACCGAAGACGCCCCCATAGAGGTTGCCGTTGATGTCAAACATTGCGAGGGAGCCCTCTGCCCCCTTGGCGATACTACCCCCCACGCCAAACAGGTTGGTGACCCATGCGCGGCTCAGGAAGTCCCCGATGTTGTCCTTGGCCTCAATCGAGATGTAGAGCGACTGGAGGGCCGCTGTATCCAAGTCGTCGCTGTCGAGGTTCCCCGGCTCGAAGTCCACCAAGGGTCCCTCGGGGGTCGTGCGTCTCGCCTCCCCGATCACACCAGCAGCAGGGTTACCACCACTGAGTTTGATCTGGGAGGCAGTCAACCACGTGAAGGCCGCACTGACACCATTGAGGGTAACCGACACGTGGTTCTTGTTGAGATACGGGAAGGTCAAGTCGATGGTGTCAGAAGAGCCCCCAAAGGTCTTTCTGGTAAAGCTGGATGCCACTAGGGGCTCTCCTTACTGTGCTGCCCCGAAGCCTCGCATGATGCCGGTTAGGCTATCACGCTCCTCTTGGGTGGGTTGACGCTTCAAGTCCTTCCAGTGGTCGATGACCTCCCGGAGAGACTTCTGCATGGCGTCCCGGACAGCCGGGTCGGCCTTGATGATCTTGCTCGCCGCTGTACGGTTGGCGTAGACGATCTTGTGGAGGAGGAAGAGCTTGGTGCCCGGTATCCCCATGTCGCCATCTGCCGCCTTCTGGTAGCCCTCTGTGCGCATCACCTTGGCGATCTGGTCGCGTAGGCTTGGAGACTTGGCACTGAGCTTCCCGGCCAGCTGCTGGTACTTGGTATAGGCATTGCTGCCATCCTTCAGCGTGATGTCCCTCAGGTCCACCTTGCCCCACGTGGGGCTCGGCACGGAGACCATCTGGGCTTCCGGGAGGAGCGAGAGCCGCTGGACTTCCTTATCGACTAGCGTGCCGTTATCGTCCGTCCAGAGACCTTGACGATTGACCACAGGTTGACCCAGCCAGTTATACCTCGCCGGTAGCGAAGCGCTCTGTCCCGGTATGGCCTGCATCATCTTATCCGCAATGGTCCGTGCATCTCGCATGTACGGGTCAGAGTTGGTCTGCCGGGTCATCGAGGAGAACGGTATGAAGCTCGCCGCCATGTTGCCCATGAAACCCTCACCTCGCCGTCCGGGGTCCGATATGGCCTCCAGAGCTTGGTTCATGCTGAGCAGGTACGTGCGTGATGTGAACTGCTTGGCGAGCGAGATGCCAAGCGCCCCGATGGCCGAGGCGATCTCTGCTGGAGGCTCCTGTCCGATCTCATCATAGATGGCATGGGCGTCCATGATATCCGAGATGATGCCAAGAGGCAGAGCAATCGGGTCCATCCTGTTGAAGGGGGCGTATGTGGTGGTGCCGTCATCGTTCTTGGTGACAAGGCTATATGGCCTCCACCCGGTAGCCAGCAGCTCAGCCTTGCGGGCCGGATCGCTGGGACCTCCACCTGTGATGCGATCTTGCAGGACGAACGCAGCGGTCCCCATGAAGAGGGCCCCCATGCTCATCTGCCCGATGGCTTGGTGCATCGCCTCGGTGCCCACCTTGTTGAAGAGCATCTGGCGATACTCCTGCTGGAGCAGGTTGAGGCCCGGTGTCATCTTCCAGCCGTACCGGAGCACGTTGGTAGGAGTCTTGACGAACGGCAGGATGAAGCGCACGAGGCGCGTCTTGTCGTTGCTCACGAAGGTCTGGACGTTACGCCCAATGGTCCCCGGCAGGAGGTCCTGCTGGAAGGTGGCGATGTTGGCCTCACGCAGAGCATCAGGATCGATGCCCCTGCCCTGCGCATCAAACGCATTGTTCATCGCATCGTCCACGAAGGACTTGATGTAGTTCTTTGCGCCTTTGCCTGAGAGCCCCATCTCAGCCGCCTTCTCGGTGGCCTCCATGTGGACCCGAGCCATGAGCTTGGACCTGTAGGTGATCTGCTTCATCATCTCGTCTGCTGCCCCGAGGGTACGGCTAGGCGAGCCCACGGCTGTCATGGGGATGCTCATCACGTTATAGATGAGGTGGGGCAGACTGTCCCAAGGCTTGAAGAAGCCCTTGCCGAGCGGCTGGGAGCCCGGCACGTTCCACGCCCCGGCTTCCCCCGCGTTCAGCATCTCGGAGCTGTGAGGCTTGAGCACGCTGTCATTCCGCGTGAAGGCTTCCACTGCGCTACGCCATCCGTCCAGCATGGCCGCACCGAAGTAGCGGTATTGCAGGGCGTTCTCGCGCATGATGTGGTTCGCCTCCTCGGAGCCCGTGAGGGCCCAGTGAGCAGCAGCGGGCGCCATCCTTTCGAGCGGCCTGATGCCCACCATGTAGCCCGTGGTGAGCAGGTTGACGGCCTGAGTGGTCCAGCCCGAGATGAGGCTGTTGATGCGGATGAAGTTCGCCGTGTCCATGATCTTCTGGTAGAGCGTAGGGTCCGCCAGATACTTCAGCTTCTCGGGGCTACCGCCAGACTTGGCCAGCAGCTCGTAGAACCGCTCCTTGCTCAGCCCCTCGAACAGTGAGGGGTCGAAAGGCTTGCCGCGATTGGCCCTGAGTGTGCGACCACCCTGAGCCCTGATCTCATCCGTCATGTGGAGCATGGTGGTGGCCAGCGAGAACCGCTTGGCGATTGCCTGCTCCATGGCCTCCTTGCCACCAAACTCAGACCAGTCGCCAATCTTGTAGCGAGCGGCCATCAGGGACGCATCCGTGAAGGCCTTGGTGGTGAGCGACCCGATGACGATCATCTTGGCCGTGAGGGTCTTGGACGCATTGGCCGCTTGCTGTAGGATACCGAGCAAACCAGCAGGGTCCACATTGGCCAGCGTGGCGAATGCCCGCACCTGCCGCTGTAGCTTCTGGTCTGTTAGCACCCCACGGAAGCCCTTGGCGGTTAGCGCCTCGGCTTTATGCTGCACAGCGAGGTCAATAGCCTGCTGCACATCCGTGTCGGTCCGCATGCGGTCATAGAAGGTGCCCATGTCGGGGCCCATCCGCTTGCCTGTCTCATTGAACGCCGCGTAGGCATCACCAAACTCATTGATGTTGTCCCAGTCTTTCTCGGCGTTCTCTAGGTGGAACTCCATGTCATCCAAGATGCCATGCGAGCGGGGACCTATCCCGGTAGCTGCCTGCTTGCCACCCATGTCGGCACCATCGAAGGTGACAGCATCCTTGTACTTCGGTGGCTTGAGCACCCCGGCAGACTCCATGGCCTGCGTGGGGTTGGCAGTGAGGTCTACTTGGACTTGGTCTCCACCTCGTCCACCAAGATCATCCGTCCCCGTAAGCCCGATATCGTGGGGTTGCCGAGTAGCCGGGTCAATTCCTGCTGGGAGAGCCGCTGATGGATCATTACTGTTCGCGATAGCGGGTGGCCCTGAAAGCTCTTGACCGCCTTCGCCAGCTTTTGCGAAGCCTTGAAATTCCCCATTGGTTTCGCCACCAGCGAGCGCAGTAGGGCCTGCTGGATTACCGTCAATGGCTGAAGCCCCATTAGCTTCATGAACTCCATCAGGTCCAGTGACTTCTGCTCCAAGCGGAGCTGCGGGCTCTCCAGCGGGTCCGAGGGGTTGGCTTCCATTGTGGTCTAGCTCCGGGGGGTTGTCGTCAATATGGGCCGCGTCTTCCGCATCAGCTGCACGCTTGGCCTCGAAGTCCGAAATGGTGCGACGCGCCGCCTTGGTGTTCCCGGCATTCAGGTGCTTCCACACAGTGCCGCCCACCTTGAGCGACCCAATGATGGCAGCGTCCATGCCGATGCTCTCCATGGCGTTCTTCACGCGGCCCCATGCGGCACTGTCCCCCGGCTTAGCGGCCAGCCATTCATTGATGGGGTTGGCGAGCGGGGTGTCCTGAATGAGATTGGACAGGCGGGCCTCATGGGGGTCAAACGCGATGGCACCAGCGAGAGCAGCCTTGCCGGTCTCCAGCAGGCCCTTGCCCACCTTTGCCGCCTCAATGCCTTCGAGCACTCCACCAGCGAGCGGGAGCGACTTGGCCACCATGCCCACCTTGCCGAGGCCGATCATGGCCACAGCGAATTGCCCGATGCCAGAC